GGTCTTTTTCATGGCACGGGATAGGTCAGAACATGCGCCATCACCGCAACCAAACACCCCAGCAAAAAGCCGAGCGTAAAAAAAGCCATCGGTGAAAAGTCAGTTCTCATAGTACGGAAAGGTTGTAGGAAAAAAGTTTTCTCTACGGCAGCAGATCACTGGGACTACATGACCCACCACCGCAGAAGGGGGGGGGCGGGGGGAAATCAGTAGCCGCCGCCTGCGCTTTGCTTGCAATCGGCCTAACAAAACCCATCCGTGTTTTATGCACCCGTGAATTACAGACATCTATTCAAGATAGCGTGCATAGATTGCTATCTGATATTATCCGAAAGCATAACCTAGAGGATTTTTACGAAATACTCCAAACCACCATCAGGGGCAAGAATGGGACGGAGTTTCTTTTCAAAGGGCTAAAGCACAACATTTCCGAAATTAAAGGCTTTGAGGGTGTTGATTATGTTTGGTGCGAAGAGGCAGAAAATATTAGTGATAGGTCATGGGAGGTTCTAATCCCTACAATTCGTAAGGACGGTTCGGAAATATGGGTCTTCTTTAATCCAAGAAACGCCACAGACCCAACCTATCAAAGGTTTATCGTTACCCAGAGGGATGATGCCATCGTCCGCAAGGTGTCATGGCGCGATAATCCGTTCTTTCCCGATACGCTTCAAAAGGAAATGGAATACCTCAAACAAAGCGATATTGAGAGTTATAACCACGTTTACGAAGGGGAACTTGACACCCGCCGCTCTGGGGCTGTTTACGCCAAGCTGTTAGACAAGGCCAGAGCCGAGGGACGGATTACCCGCGTTCCCTATGACCCATCCTGTGAGGTGTTTACAGCGTGGGACTTAGGATGGTCTGATAGCACTGCGATATGGTGGGCGCAAATATTTGGACGCGAGGTTCGGGTTATAGACTATTACGAAAACACAGGCGAGGACTTGGGGCATTACGCTGGGGTGATTAAATCAAAACCATATAACTACGCTCGCCTTGGCCATTATCTGCCCCATGACGCAAATGCTGGTAATATTCGGGGCGATACGCCATCGGCGCAATTAACGCGCCTAGGGGTGCCGAATACGGTCTTACAGACATCTAGTGTAGAGGGCGGGATTGAGGCCGTTCGGCAATTACTCCCTATATGCGTTTTTGACCAAGACAAAACCAAAGAGGGATTATTTGCCATTGAGAACTATTCCTATGAGTGGGATGAAGAACGTAAGATATTCAAGAACAAACCAAAGCACGATTGGTCAAGCAACGGGGCAGATGCCCTAAGATACCTTGCCCATGCTATCGGACAAAGAAAGGGCTCAATGTCAAACGGTAAGCCTGTATCATTCCAAATCAAAAATACAACTGGGTCTTACATGGGGCGTTGACTTATTCAAACCAATAGTTTAAAATCTGTAAACGAATTGTTCCGTCATGCTTTGTCAGACGTTATCGGCCTTTTTAAAGAGCTGTCCTTAAAACCATCAAGGGATGCCCATGGCTGAAGACGAAGACAAATCATCAATTTTGGAAGAAGCGAAAACAGCCCATAAATCTGATAAGGAATATTGGGCTAAAATATATCGCGCTGGTATTGATGATGCCAAGTTTCTATCAGACGACCCTTATGCTCAATGGATGAAAGACGACTACGTTGATAGGGTATCGACTGGCCGACCTGCTATAACAATCGACCAATTAAGCCAATTCATTCACCAAGTCGCTAACGACATACGAATGAATACTCCAACGATTAACGTTATTCCTTCGGGGTTTGATTCAGACCCAGATGTAGCAGAGGCATACAAGGGTATTATTCGCAATATCGAGTATGTGTCTTCTGCTGATAATGCCTACGATACAGGCGTATTCAATGCTATTAAGCAGTCCTTGGGCTTCTTGCGTATTGACCACAGATACATTGATAATACGTTTGACCAAGAGCTATTTATTGACCGTGTGATAAATCCATTTTCATGCTGGTTAGATAAGGAATCCGTAGCTATTGACGGTTCAGATGCTAAACACGCAACTATCATCGAAAAGATGAGCGTTAAGGAATTTAAGAAACTTTATCCAGGTAAGGAGGTTTCTTGTTTTGAGGATGATTCGTCTAAGTCCCACAAAGATGATGATTTTATCTCTATTGCAGAGCATTTCTGCGTAGAAGAAACCGAAAGAACTATCGGTATTGACTCTCAAGGCAATGTGTCCGATGCGTCTAAAAAGGGTAAGTTTGTTAAAACCCGTAAAGTGTATGACCGTAAGATTATGCGCTACAAACTATCGGGGAGTGATGTCCTAGATGAATCTGTATTCCCTGGTAAGTACATTCCTATCGTGCCTGTCTATGGCGAGGAAAACTGGATTGATGGAGAGCGAAATTTATTCTCGCTTATACGTAAGTCTAAAGACGCCCAACGGATGTTTAACTATTGGAAGTCATTAGAGACTGAAATCCTAATGAAAGCCCCTATCGCTCCGATTATGGCGGCTGAAGGTCAGGTTGAAGACTTCAAAGATGATTGGTTAAATCCGTCCAAGGCTATGGTGCTTCGTTATAAGACAAACGACATCGAAGGCAATGCCGTAGGCGCACCACAACGGCTAGAGCCCCCTACTATTCCAACGGGCATTGTAAACGCTTCTAGGGGAGTTGTGGATGATATTAAGGCCACTATGGGGATATACGGCTCGTCATTGGGTCAACGTTCAAATGAAACTTCTGCCGTTGCTATAAACGCCCGTAAAGAAGAAGGGGACGTGGCAACATTCCACTTTGCTGATAACTTGACTAAATCAATTACACAAGTTGGCCGTGTTCTTGTGAGTGCTATTCCAGAAATTTATGACACTGCACGCATTCTTAGAATTATTGGAGAAGAAGACCAACCTAAAAAAATTGGTGTTAATGGTGAATTAGCAGAAGACCAAGAGGAAACTATTGACTTGAAAAAAGGCACGTATGACGTTAAGGTTGTGACTGGCGCGCCATTTACCACATTGAGACAAGAATCCGCCCAAGCCCTTCAATCACTAATGACAGCCTACCCAGACATGATGCCGATTATGGGTGATTTATACTTTAAATATTCGGACTTTGCGGGCGCACAACAAATGGCCAATCGGTTTAAGAAAGTCGTTGACCCTAAATTCCTAGAGCCTGAAGACCGAGAAGAATTAGAACAAGAGCCTATTGACCCTGAAAAAGAACAAATGGTTCAATTAATCCAACAAGGACAACAAGCTATCCAGCAAATGCAACAAGAGATGGGTAATTTAAAATCTCAATTAGACAACAAACAAATGGAAGCGCAAATTAAGGCGCGCGAGGTCGAGGTCAAAGCGGCGGATGTTGAGGTTAAACGCGAATCTCTTGCACTTGATGCTTACAAAGCCAAGACTGATGCGGAGTTAAAAAACAAACAAATCGATGCTGACTTAGTGAAAACCCGTATAGAGGCCAAAGCCAACCTATCGCCCGATATGGTTATGATGGATGGGGATTTAAACGATGGAACACCACCTATAGCGTCTATTATGAATCAATTCGCACAAACCATTAGTGATGGTCTTTTAGCGGTTGCTAAAATGCAAGCACAGGGCAATCAAGATGTTATAGAGGCAATACAAAACCCTCCTCCAAGGGAAGTGATACGGGATGAAAACAACAATATAGTGGGGGTAAGATAATGGCTGTTGTTATAACCCACGCCACCGTTGCAAGCGACCCGCAAAGCCCGTTATTGGGTGCTACAGACTGGAACGCGGACCATACTGTTGTAGCCGAAGAAGGTTTACGTGGCGCGCTTCGTGACAATAAAAACCGTTGGTTTGCTTATGATTTACCACAAGAGCAAGAGATAAAGATTGATGAATTTGTTCAAGAATATGTCCAAGAACTCAAAACATCTCCAAAAGAAATCGACATAGAGCCAATAGTTTTAAAGCGCATTGACGCTATTGACCTATTGGGTTCGGCAATTATTCAAGAGGCCATAAGACAGGCCGAAATCGAATATTATAACTATTTAGCAAGGCGTAGAAAAATAGATGATGAAACTGCGCTTTTGCTGTTACTAAATTAGGCAATCCTGCCTGATACATTATGCACTTGCAAATGTCACTTAAAAGGGGTATTTTAATATGAACGAAGAAATAAGCGCTGTTTTAGAATCAATTAAAGGTACTGAAACAGCAGTTGAAGAAAAGCCAGCAGAGGCTACGGAAACAGAACAAGTCGAAACGGAAAAGGCGGACGAAAGTCAAGCCGAGCCTGAAAAACAGGAAGAGTCCGAAAAAGACGAAGTACCATTTCCCAAAAAGGCTGTAAACGCTATATCGCGGCGTGAAAAACAAATTGCGAAACTGCGAGCTGAAAAGGCCGCGTTAGAAGCTGAAGTTTCTAAGTATAGACAACCTCAAGCTAACCCCCAACAAAATCAAAATGTATCAGGCGAGCCTTCAGAGGACGACTTTGATAATTATGGCGATTTTCTTGAGGCAAAAATTCTACACAAACTAAAGATGGAAAAAGCCAAGGAAGAAACCTCGAATATCGAGCAACAAACGGCTCAACAACGTAGTGTTTACGAACAGCAAAAAGAAACAGAGTTAATGGACAAAATGCAAGTCCATGTTTCTAAAATACCTGATTTTAAACAAGTTATTGAGTTAAACGCTGATATTGCCGACGATTTTCCAGAGCATATTGTCCAAGCTTTCTACGAAGCTGATGATGGGGCGTTAGCGTTCTATAATCTGGCAAAAGAAGACAAGCTGGAATCTCTGCTGTCCATGTCACCTGCAAAGGCCATCATGGAAATAGCCAAGGCACAATTAGAGCCATCTTTAAAACGAGTGTCAAACGCGCCCAATCCTATTCCTGCTTCACGAGGTTCAATGAAAACCACAAAAAGTTTAGAAGACATGGACGGTGACGAGATTTTAAAGAAACTTAACATTAGATATTAAAGGAATAAAAAATGGCTACCAACTCAATAAATACCGTCAAGTCGTTGACGGGCATTGCCGCAAAAATGGGTGCTGTGATGCTTCGCAACCGTCTTGGCTTTACTGCCTCTATTGACAAAGAAGACGAAACCACTTTTGGAGGTGCGTTTAAATCCGTACAGCCTGGTGATACTATCTACATCAATAAAAACGCACGTTATAACGTCCGTACAAACGCAACATTTGCTACTCAAGACACTATTGAAGAGCGCGTTCCGTTGACGGTCAGCCAAAGACGCGGTGTTGATATTGACCTAACTTCTGCTGAAATTGCAACAGATGCACAACTTAAGTCATGGGCTTCACGCTTCTTGGCTCCTGCTGTGTCACGTATTGCAGACGAAGTAGAAGCATACAACCTTCGTTTGGCTACACAAGCGGCTTACATGACGGTTGGAACGCCTGGTACATCGCCAGCGACTTCTGGCGTTTTCTTGCAAGCGGCTGAACGTATCCGTGCTCAAGCGTGCCCTCAAGACAACCTTATGTCTGTTATTCACCAGTCTGTAAACACAACGATGATTCCTGCACTTCAAGGATTGTTCTTGCCTAACACACAGGTGTCTAACCAGTTCAAAACAGGTTACTTGGGTTCTACTACTTTGGGTATGGACTTTATGACATCAAACTTGGCTTACACGCACACAAACGGAACAGCGGTTTCTCAAGCTGTTTTGATTAACGGTGCAGTATCTACGAACGGTGCGGCCACACTTGCGGTTGATGCAATCACGGGTACAAACACACTTACAAAAGGCACGACTTTCACTATCGCTGGTGTTTATGACGTTAACCCAATCACTAAAGCAACATTGCCTAACTTGAAACAGTTCACTGTAACTGCGACAACGGCGGCTACTGCTGGTGCGATTGCGGCTTTACCAATCAGCCCTGCGTTGTACTTCACTGGTCCACGTCAGAACGTATCTACCACAATTCCTGATAACGCCGCTTTGACGTTTACAACAGGAACGACTGCTAGCTCCGTATTGAACAACTCTTTGGTTTATCACCCAAGTGCGGTTCGATTCTGCTCTGTGCCATTGTTTGACCCTGGTAAAGGCGTTACAGAATGCTCGACAGAAACAGTTGACGGTATTTCAATGCGCGCTATCAAGTTCTATGATGGTGATACCGATCAGTTGAAAATGCGTCTTGACATCCAGTTCGGTACGGCGGTTGTTCGTGACGAATGGCTATGCCGCGTTACAAGCTAAAAAACAGAGTGCATCCCTTCATGGGGTGCATTCGCTTGTTTAGCTTAAGGAGACAAAAATGGCACTTATGGATATAAATACTCTAGTTACTAATATCAGCGCAACCACCACTACGGCTAATGCTAGAATAGCCCTTCAAGGGGCAACAACGGTAGCAGTTGCAAATCTTACGTCATCAATCGCTTATGTTGATTCAGGGGATTCAACGGTAACGGCCAGCGCGGCTTCACAGGTTGCCTTAAACCCTAATTCGGTTGAATCATTCTCAATTAATCCTAATCATACTAACGTGGCGGCTATTCTTGCCACAGGCACAGGAACAGTGCAGTTTAGATTTTCAAGCGGTGGTGAATAATGACAACGGCGCGGGGCATAATCACCAAGGCTATGCAAAAAATAGGTGCGTTGGTTAAGAATGAGGCACCGACTGCGGATGAGGCTTCGGATGCGCTGTCTAGCTTAAATATGCTTATGGCATCTTATTCAAATGATAGCATGCTTATTTACGCAAGGGCGTGGGAGACCTTCTCAATAGTCTCTGGGGATGGAGAGTATACCATAGGGGCAGGTGGGGATTTATCTACCGCACGGCCTATTTTTATCGTTGAGGCTTATGTAAGAGACGGCATAACAGACTATCCCTTATCATTCATCACAGATGAAGTTTACAACGAAAAAATTACGCAAAAAACCACGCAAGGAATACCCGTTTATTATAGCTATGATAATAACAATCCCTTGGCTAAAATACGTTTGTATCCAGTTCCAGCTAAGGCATACAGCCTTTTTTTATTGTCCGAAAAGCCCTTAACTCAGTTTACATTAGATTCAGAGATTATTCTCCCGAGTGGATGGGAAAGGTTTTTAACATATGCCCTGGCTCTTGAACTTGCCCCAGAATACGGCCAACAAGTTGATTCGGTAAATTATGAAATCTACAAAGAAGCTAAAAAAATGGTCATGAACGCCGTTAATAGAAATAGAACTATGGACGCATTACCTTTGGTTAAGAGATACGGAAATTTTAACTCTGGATGGTTTTAAGTGAAGATAGGGCTTGTTGGGGCATCATCACAGCAAAGAAGTTTACCTTTCAACGCTGAAAGAACGGTAAACCTATTCCCTGTTTTTGACCAACAAGGCAAAGAAGTTGCGGCTTTATATGGGACTCCTGGATTAAATCTATTTTCTACTGCGGGAACGGGTTCTATTCGGGGGTGCTTTTCTTGTGCTAATGGTAGGGCGTTTGTTGTCTCCGCTGGTCAGTTGTATGAAATACTTTCCGATGGAACAAACACGCCTAGAGGGACTTTATCAACTAGTGATGGGATTGTATCACTTGATGAGAACGGCTTTCAATTAGCAATATGTGATGGCACAAGCGTCTATATATTTACGTTTGCAACAAATGTTTTTACGCAAGTCAGTGATGTTGATTTACCAGTATCTTCTACTATAACTTTTATCGATGGTTACTTTGTTGTTAATAAAAGTTCTTCTGGTCAATTTAATATTTCTAAACAGTTTGATGGGCTAACCTGGGGTGCGCTAGACTTTGCCACGGCTGAAAGCTCCCCTGATGAATTAATTAGAGTAATTAACGCTGTGGGGCAGTTGTGGTTATTTGGGACGTTTACAACGGAAGTCTGGACAAACACAGGCGATAGTGTGTTTCCGTTTCAACGTATTTCAGGGGCTAAATTAGAGGTAGGGATACTTGCCCCACATACTGCCGTAGCGCTTGATAACTCTGTATTCTGGGTTGGAAGGGATAGACTAGGGGCTGGTATGGTTTACCGCGCTAAGGGCTTTTCACCATCTAAAATATCCACCAATGCCATTGATTTACGGATTCAATCTGCCCCTACCCCTGAAACTTTAAGGGCTTATACCTATGAAGAAGAAGGCCATGTTTTCTATGTTCTTACGGGCGGTGGATTAGATACCACTTTGGTATATGATGTTTCTACGGATATCTGGCATGAAAGAGCCTATTTGAATAGCGAAGGTAACTTTGAAGCTCACTTAGGGGCTTGTGGTATGTATGCCTTTAATAAGTTTCTTGTAGGTGACAAGTCAGGCGGGAATATCTATCAGATGAAACTTGATATTTATTCCGATAACGGAAATGCGATATTAAGAGAAAGAATTTACACACATCTTAGTGACGAAGGCAAAAGAATAAGGTATAATGCTCTTGAAATCGGCTTTGAAACTGGTCTAGGACTTCAAACTGGTCAAGGCTCAAATCCACAGGTTTCTTTGTTGCTAAGTCGTGATGGCGCAAAAACATGGTCTGACAAGTTTACAACCTCTATAGGTGCGGTTGGAAATTACATGACAAAGGTTGTTTTTCGCAGACTTGGTATAGCAGAGCAAATGACATTTAGAATACAAATATCAGACCCCATTAGGGTGGCAATTACAGGAAGTTATCTCACATGAGTCTTGTAACCCCTCCTCCTATTTATCAACCTTTAATTGAGGATAGAAAAAATCCAGTGGCTACTGCCCCCTGGATATTGTTCTTTAATAGCCTTTTTGTAGGTGATACAGGGAATGTTTTTACGCCTGTCTTTACTGATTTAGTATCAGTTGGAACACCTACATTAACGGGTGTTTATTATAAAATAGGCCAAAACCTTTGTTATTATTCAGTAACAATAACTCCAGCGACAAGCGTCACTTCAACGGCAGGAACAACTTATTTTAACTTTCCATTAACATTAAAAACCAATGGGGCTTGTTTGGCTGTGTCTGGTTTGTTGGGGTCTAATGCAGGCATGGCAGACGCGGCAACAAATAGGATTTATATACCTGGATTAGCGGCGGTTACAGTTCCATCAACTATTGTAGGATTGGCGGAAATACGATGATAAATTTTCGCACTGTGCCATTTCATCTTGTTGAAAGCGAAGTTAAGGAATTACTGCCTGAACATTATGATTGTGCGTGTGAAAAAGACGAATATGAAGCCTTAGATGTTGACTGGGATTACTACAGAATCGCTAGTCAAGCAGGAACGTGTTTTTGCATTCTGGCATTAGACAAAAATGGGATAGTTGGTTATTCGATATTTTTTATTGAAACAGACGCTCATTCAAAAAATATATTAGAGGCCACAAATTCTGCTGTTTTTGTGAAAAAAGAAAAAAGAGGAAGGCTATCTATTGCCTTATTTAATGAAGCCGAAAGCGTTGCAAAGTCATT